TGTTTGTAAATCAATGTTTGAACTAGAACCATCTGCTTTTAAAAATGGTATCGTTGCTGATGATACTGTACCGACTGTAATTGTGTCTGTACTAGCATCACCTGTAATTGAAATTAAACCAGATGAATCTAAATTAAGAGTATCAGTTGAAGAATCAGCGACAACGTTAGTTGAATCATTTAGATTGATTGTTGTAAATGAATTAGCAGCTGTACCGCCACCAATTTCTTTTATTGAACCATCATCATTAATATAAAGTTTTTGTGCCGAAGTATCTATTGCTACTTCACCACTAGTAATATCACCACTGGTTGGAGTAGTCGTACCTCGTTTTAGCTTTATAATAGTCGCCATAAATCAAATCTCCTAAAATTGACGACTAATTAAAATGTTCCGCCGTCAATACTTGTAACTGTAACAGCACCACTTGTAACTGTAAAGTTATCTGAACTAAATGAAGCAACCCCTTTGTTTGAAGTTGTTGCTAACTCTCCAGCGATTGTCAATATACCACCAGACACTGATGTATCAATACCTTCACCACCTGTGAATTGTAAAGTTTCACCAAGTGCAACACTTGAAGTTGTTGAACTTTCATCAGCAATAGTAAATGTACTATTTGTTAATGATGAGTTACCAATGTTTGTGATTGTGTTTGAAGAACCACTAATTGTTTTATTAGTTAAAGTTTTAGTGTTGTCAGTTGATATAACATCACTACCACCTAATGTCGCTGTTGTCGCTTCTAAATTCGCAACTAACGTACCTGTTGTGATTGTTAAGTTACCAGTTGAAGCACCAGTAAATGTACCTGTTCCAACGATAAACTTATCAGCACTTTCGTCAAATCCGATAAATGCGTTATCACTATCACCTCTTTCAATTACGATACCAGAGTCATTAGCAGGCGAACCTGTTGTTCCGTTACCTAATTCAAATAATGTATCTGAAGCAACTGTGTTTGTTGTAGAAATAGTTGTTGTAGAACCATTAACTGTTAAGTTACCAGTAATCGTTAAATTGTTTCCAATTGTAACATCATTTGGTAATCCAATGGTAATTGTATCACCAGAAACAGCAGTTTCAATTTCATTTGCTGTACCTTGTATAGTTAATGTATCACCTAAATCAACAGCATTAGAACCACTATTACCAGCTACTGTAATTGTAGAGTTAGTTAATGATGAGTTACCAATGTTTGATAAAGTGTTTGAAGCACCACTTATTGTTTTGTTTGTAAGTGTTTGAGTACCAGTATTTGTTGTAACTGTATTGTCAATAGCAAATGTAACGCTATCACCAGAAACAGTTGAACTAATACCTGTTCCACCTAAAAGTTGTAATGTTTCACCTAAAGATAAAGTGCTTGTAGTTGAACTATCGTCAGCAATTGTAACTGATGAATTAGCCAACTTCGCATTTGTAACTGAACCATCAACTAATTGAGAAGCGTTAATTGTTTTATTTGTTAACGTATCAGTAGATGAAGCAGTAATGTAAGAACCTAAATCAGAAATGTTTGCTTCAGTAATAGTGATTGTGTTTGAAGCACTATTAATAGTTTTGTTTGTTAAAGTATCAGTTGTCGCTCTACCAACAAGTGTATCAGTAGAAGTAGGTAATGTTAAAGTACCTGTATTAGAGATAGTAGCAATAACTGGTGATGTTAACGTTTTGTTTGTTAACGTTTGTGAACCTGTTGTAGTAACAACTGTGTTATCAATTGCGAAAGTAACACTATCGCCTGATACAGTTGAACTAATACCAGTTCCACCTAAGAATTGTAATGTATCTGATTCAGTAATGGTAGATGTTGTTGAACTATCATCAGCAATTGTGATGGTAGTCATTTGGTTAGCAACTTGACTATCTACGTAAGCTTTAATTGCTTTTGCTGAAGCAAGTGTTGTATCTGTTCCAGCAACTGAACTTAAATCAGTATCTAAAACACCAGATGCTAAATCAGCAACTTCAATATTTGAAATTGAGTTACCTGTACCATTTGCGTCAAATGTTTTGTTTGTTAATGTATCTGTACTTGAAGCAGTTATGTAAGAACCTAAGTCAGAAATGTTTGCTTCAGTAATTGTAATTGTGTTATTAGCACTACTGATTGTTTTATTTGTTAAAGTTTGTGTGCCAGTATTTGTTGTAACTGTACTGTCAATAGCAAATGAAACTTGATTGTCTGTTACGGTTGTATCTATACCTGTACCGCCATCAAATGTTAATGTTTGACCAGTAGTAAATGTATCTGTAGTTGAACCATCAGAAATTGTAAATGAACCAGATGGTACAGCAGCAAAACTTAAATTACCAGAACCATCAACAGTTAAAAATTGACCGTTACTAAAAGTTCCTGGTAATGTGTAAGTAACATCAGAAGCAACACTATTTGGCGCTTTTAAGGCAACGAAATTAGAGCCATTATTTGTTCCTTCATTAAACTTAATTGTACCACCAGTAGATGCGTTATTACCAACAAACAATTCATCAATTGCTTTATTAGAGTCAACTAGTAAAGCTGATGATGCTGTTAAAGTACCTGGTACGTGATCTGTTAAACTTGTAAAATATTTACCACCAATGATGTCTATATTAGCAGCTACGCCATCGGTTTCTGTTCCTGTTCCTATAAAGAGTCTATCGCCTAAATTACCTTGGGTACCCGTTCCATATGTATAGGCCAGTTCACCTTGTGCTAGTTCGGCTGGGGCCGTTGTGCCTGATGAACGTTTAATCTGTATTATCGTTGGCATTTAAATTCTCCTAAAAATTACCACCACTAAACTTTAGTGTTCCAGTGGTTGTTTCGATAGTTGTTTTTGTTATAAATTTATCTGTTGCAGCATCGTATTGAATCAAGGCACCATCTTCTAATGTGGTCACGTTCACGTCATTTAAAGCTTTAAAAGTTTGAGCAGCTGTAGCACTAGGTACAGTAACAGATACTCTTTGAGGACCTGCTGATGTATTACTATTAATTTTAGCTATAACTGCCATAATCTCTCTCTTTTTGTTATATTTATAAGAAATCTATGTTGTAACAGATGGGCTGACAGTAATTATTCCCTCAATCACTCTTGTTATCGTACTATCTGAAGTCTTTAAAATCTCTACATCATACACGTATCTAGCAGGTGCTTCTAAATTAGAAGTTTGATCTGCAGATAAAGATAATGTTATTACGCCAGTTGTAGGATCATTGGCGATAGACGTTGTAAATTGTGTTCTTGTTCTTGTCGAAGAATAACCTAATGCCATCTTCGCAGACGAAGTATGACCTGTTAAATCAAATGCCGTACCGTCAGTATTGGTAACCGTAATATCAGATGTAAATGTTGCGCCTTGTTCAATCCGTAGATTTGCTGTCGCTGCCATTGTATTCTTCTAACCCTTTTTTTATCTTTTCGTTATAGTAGTTAGTAAGAACGTCAATTTTTTCTAATTCTATGTTATGTCTTACTTTAGATTGTTGTATTTCTTGTCTAGCAACAATCGTGTTTCTAACTTCTAACGGAAGTTTATCTATTTCATATTCTTTACCGTCAATCGTTAATATATTTTTATTTTCTTCAGCCATTGTTTACTCACTTTCTATTATTTATAATCTCTATTTAGTTGTTAAATTTTAATTTTTGTATGCCTAATAAAGGTCTTCCATCATATTTGTTTTTTTCACCAAATTGACCATTTCTATGATTATAATGTAGAAATACTTGTCCACATATATTACCTTGAAAAGGCTCTCTCCAATGTTCTAACTCACAACCTGAATACAATAACATATCACCTGGTTTTAAATCTACTTGTACACCTTTTGGTGCGTTAGGTTTATGTATATTCTTATATTCGTCTATGACATTATTTGAACCTGTTGGATCTATAAAGATTGGCCAAGGATCACCACCTAAATTAATAGTTGTTGATATTTCACAACTTGGTCTATCTTTGTGTCTTTTTAAAATTGCATTGTTTTCATATACACGAGCATACGCATATGTTGGTATTAAATCTAATCCTGACTTTTCTTTCATTACAGGTAATGTTTTCATTAATAAAGTTTCCATTACGTGATCGCCATATATTGAATATGAACCTGGCACTTGTTGATCTTTCCAAGTTCCCCATAATCCACTTTCTGAAATAATGTTATGTTGATACATAAATTTAACAGCATCTCTTTTTAAAAGAAAATAGTTAAAACAAAAGTTTGCTAATTCAGATGAAATAGCATTTCTAATTACTTGATATTTGTTTTGTTGAAAACTCATACTTGTATGAAGTTAAAAGATACTGAAATCCTCCAACTTGCTTCTCCTTCTTCTGTATTTTGATTTATATCTACTCCGTGTGGCAACCAAGAGGGAAAGAAAACTAATCTTCCTTCAACAGCTTCATAAGCAACTACACGCCATAATTGTTTAGGAAGATTATCCATTCTTCTAGGCATATATGTATTAGGGCCTGGTCGTGGATCTTCTATAAAGAACTTTCCACTATTTTTAGGTACTTTTACATAATAAACACCTGACCATAATGAATTAGGGTGTGTATGTGTTTTGTTGTATCCATTTGTTGGATTGATATTTGCCCACATATTACCTAATCCTAACTTTGGTTGTACTCCGTAATCTAAATTACATTCTTCAGCCATTTTAAATAACTCTTGTACTAATGGTTGATATTCTTCTTTTTCATTCATATCAGTAGGACTATGCCAACCTGTACCTGAATTTGTTTTAGATTCAGATGGTGTTGTTTCTGCCCATTTTTTTATATGTGAAAAAAGATATTGATTAAGTTGTTGACTATTATCTAAGTCTTTAAAATAAACAGGTGTTGGAAATAATATTTCTCTATTTAACTTTGCCATAATCTTACCTAAATGGTGTTCCTCCAAACCACATTACAAGTGATTGTCTTACTCCTGTTTGAACAGGCACAACTCTATGTCTTATAAAAGACGCAAAGAATATAGCGTGACCTTGTTTCATATGAGGCGATCTACCTTCTGTCATTAATTCTAAACCACCACCAGTAAATTGATTTTCAGGTGATAGTAATAAAGTCATTGACATTTTTCTTACAGGTGGTTCGTTAATGCCTGATACATCATTATCTGTATGCCAGTCATAAAACCCGCCTGGTGGATATTCTGTAAATTGAGCAGGTTCAGTTATTTCTAATGTATCAAATCCAAAATGATTTTTATTTGTTGCGTCAACCACTTGTCTAATTTTATCATACATTGGTTTTAAAGCATCAAAAGGTATCCTACTTATGGTTGTCTCTCTTTTTTTTGTATAATAGGCTGATGTTTCTTCAGTTGTACCTGTACCTACTTTTGCTTTTTCTGGTTTTTGAGCTCGGCCTGCTTTTATGATTTCATTACATTGCCAAGGTGTAAAAATAGGTTGTGTTGTTTCAACTATGTAACTTT